CTGCACCGCCTTGAAAACCAGCACCGCCAGCACCGCGGAGGGTCACCTCTACCGGGTCAATCTTATCCTTCATCCCATGACTGACTTCATCAGCCTGAGTAACGAGGTTCGTAGTAGCCTGCACAGCACCTTGACCAGCAGCACGACCAACAATCGGGGCAGCGGCAGTCACGGTCTTCGAGACAACACCCGGAGCGAGACGTTCAGCGAGAGCTTCTAAGCCAGCAACAACGGGCTTCCCAGCAGGAGCCAGCGCATAGGTGGGATTGGCATCACCAACGATACTACCAGCGAGATCAGCCGAGCCACGACTAAGAGAGCCACTCCACGAGGATCGAGCTTCACCAGTCACAGGATCAACACCAAGACCTTCTGCACGACGCACTTCATCGTTGTCGCGGATAGCCCGCTGAGAACGAGTTTCAGTATAGGCCGCAGCCCGCTGACGCTGTGCTTCCTTGATCGCTGCGTCAACCTGAGCGCCGGTCCAGTTGTGGTGCGAGCCGTAGTGACGGATAGCGTCGTCGTCTGCAATGTCTTTGTTGTTCCGTAAGATGTAGGCGTTGACGCCACTACCAGCCGGGTCGAAGGTTTCACTCATGCTGCGAACAAACCGATCGCCCCACGAAGGCAGGGCAGGATTGCTAACAGTCGTCGGAATGTTCGGCGCCCGAGCATTCGGGCCGTAGTTACCCGGACCATAGTAGGTCTTCGGATCAATGATGCCAAGACTGAGGCCAATGCGCTCAATCGGGCCTTGGATTTCATCAGGCAACCAATCAGTAGGCGTTCCGGGCTGCGGCATCCCATTAGGAGCCGGAGGAGTATCCGCCGCAGGAATTTGCTGGTAGATGTTCTGGATGTTGGCACGAGCGCCAGCACGACGGACAGAAGTCAGGATATCAGACGCATTCGTCATCTTGCCGTAACCCTTGTCAATCATCCACTTAGTAAGGACAGCCGGAGTAGTGGTGCGGGCCTTAACCAGCTTCACGTACTCCGGGAAGTCTTCATCTTTGAATGGCTTGCTCGAAGGTCCAGTCGGAGCAGTAGTTGCACCAGCCGGATCAGCAGCCCAATCAGGGATCGCAGGAGCGGCACTGTCTTGTGCCCAATCAGGGATCGCAGGAGCGGCACTGTCTTGTGCCCAATCAGGGATCGTGGTATCAGCCATTCAGTTTGTCCTTAGTTGCCAAGAACTCGTTTCGACATACCTACACCGAACCGTCCGTCGAACTTGTCCCGTTTTCCGGGATTTGCTCTGAGATGCTGGATGTCGGCGGCAGTAGGTTTAGGAGTATGAGGGATAGGAGCGGGTCGTGCAGCAATACTCGCTGCGGTTCTTCTATTAGCGGCGGCTCGGTTGGCAGCAGTGTCACTAGAATGAATGTCCTGACCACGCTGAGTGTCACTAGAATGAATGTCCTGACCACGCTGAGTGTAAGCAGAGCGAACGTCTTGCCCGCGAATAGTAGCGTCAATACGAGCGCCAGCCTGTTCGTATTGATTGTCGATACGTTCCTTTGTTAGACGCTGCGACCGCTGAGTTCTAACAGGGATAGCACCATCAATAAACGCATCTAGTGCAACAGAGTTAAACGTCTCCGGCAGTTCGCTACTAAGGTCGAGACCTTGGCGTTGAGCAGCAGTTAGAACCTGTTTACGCATCTGCGGGTAGAATTGTTCGCGCTTATTGTCGTCCCAAGTGGTCATCGAGTCAAGCATCGAAGCTGCGTAGCCTCGGGTGCGCTGGTTCTGAGCATCTTGAGCAAGCGCCAGTCGAGCGTTGCGAGTCTCTATCGTACTTTCCTGACCAGCCTTAAGTCGCTGGTTGTCGATGTACTGGTCACGAAGCTTCGCGCCAAACACAGGGTCGAGAGAGATAACACGATTGATAGCGCTCAGCGGATCGGCTTCATAACCTTCCTGAGCAGCAGCCAGCTTACGTTCCTTTTGAGCAGGAGCGTACATCTCTGGCATCTTCAGTCGGGTCAGGAGAAAGTCTCCGAGAGTACCGAGGATGTCACGAGCAACGCCCGCAACACCCCGATGCTTTCCGTCTTTCTCTTCGTATTGCTGAGGTGGGGCCGTAGGAGCAGCCACCGGAGAAGCTACTGGAGCGGCCTGAGGATCGATAGGAACGCCAAACATCGGTGTAGTCTGCGGTGCAGTAGGGTCCTCCATGATGTTCCTTTCTTAGCCTAAGGTTGCGTTAAAGCTACTACCGCTCGAATTGCCGTAGCTCGTGCCCTGCGAATTAGCGATGCTACCAGCCGAAGCAAGGGTTTGCCCAGCCTGAATACCATTGTTCGACAGGCCCATGAGATGGGACATGTACGAGTTTAAGAAACTGCTGGCAAGATTGTTGTTGTACTGGCTGATGCCCTTGAGGGCCGAACCAGAGCTAAGCAAACCCTTGGCAGCGTTACTGCTGGTGATACCTTTCATCCCCTCATCCTGAATGAAGTTGTAACCAGAGCTATCCCTGAACTGATTGAATGCAGCCGATTGATCCGCGCTGCCACCCAAACCAAGCAGGCTTGCGATAGCATTAGAACCCTTACCGGCGTTGCTTACCTGATCCCCAAGAGCACCTTGAAGGAGCGGGTAAGCCTGATTAAAAGACTGGCTCGTCTGTTGCGACGAGTTCACAGACTTCTGTCTGCTACTACCGAAACCCATCTTGCTTTATCCTTTATGCAAACAGCTTGAGGAGAGCAGCTAGTCCGCCACCACCACCATGTCGGGGCTGAGCGTTCATCTCCAGTAGCGAAGTATCCTGTTGCCCAGCCTGAGGCATGGGAGCGAGAGGGGCTGTAGCCGGTTGAGCAGTTGCTCCCGGAGCAGGAGCCTGATTGTTACCAAACACTGCCTGAGCCAGCCCATCAGCTATGGGGTACTTACTATCGAAATAGTTACCAAGCCGCTCACCGAAGTCGGGCTTCTTGGCCGCAGCATTGCCAGCAGCCGGAGCACCACCACCGGGCAGAATGTTAGAAAAGCCCATCGTTTACTTCCTTTGTTGAATAGAACATTTCACACAGTCCATTCTCGGTCATCACTTCACCGAGAGACTTGAAACCAACTTGTCGGATGAGCCATCTGGCTTTCCTGTTGTTGACTTCAATCAAACCGACTGCGGTCTTAACAGGACAGACCCGGCAGAACTCCTCAAACATATCCTTCGTGAGTTGGATAGCCTCCCTTCCTCGGGCGGTGTCGAAACAGAAATGAACCCAATAAACACCCGGCTTCTTGTATTCGCCGAATGCGATGTTATCGCCCTCGATCAGCGCGTAGTTTGCATCAATTGTAAACCATCTCTCTACGTCAAACGAGAAGTAGGCCGGGTATTGGTCTGTCACTTTCCGACATTCGGCAGGATCAGTGAGCCGCCGCATCTTACGACGGACCACCCGCGTTATACTCAGTCTTAATCGTTCCCTGCCACTCCCATACATCGGAAGTGCTCATCAAGGAAGCATGTCTAGGCAAACCTTCTTCAGAGCTATTAAGGTGGACGTAGAACTTACCAAAGTCGGCGTTGTCGAGCCAGAAATAGCGGGCAAACAAATTCTGCGCCCATGCCGCGACACCACCACTGACTCGCCTAAGCGGCTGTCCATAACTGAGTGTCAGCTTTTGGAAGATCGTAGGAAAGGCTGAATTATAAGCCTGATACGAAGTAGCTGAAGTCGGCCCGATATTTCGCAAGGGTTGACCGAGGTTTCGCTGGATAAGAGAGGCCGGCTCTGTGCCGACAGGTTTGATAGTATTGGCAGTCAGATAACTGACAGAGTTCATATAGCCGTAGCTGTCTTGAACTCCAAAACCAGCCAACGTTGCCTGATACGTGCCGTGTTTCAAACAACCGTTTGCAGCAGTGTACATCTGGTCGTAAGATACCGTTACACATTCAGGAAAGAATTGTATAGCACTGCCGCCACCAGAGCCTGTCCCGGTTGCAGGTATAGGTAGAGTAATAGTATAGCTGTTAGCATCGACTACAGTAATCGCGTATCGGACGTTAAACTGCCCCGCAGATATGCCATTAAAACCAGTAGCACCTGCAAACTCAATACCTTGTCCTGTAGAATAGCCGTGAGCAGTATGAGTAATCGTTGCAGTCGTACTAGCGTTTGTAGTGGCAATGGGGCTACTGCCGAGCAAACCAGCAAGTGTTCGACAACGGAATGTTGAAGTAACTGTCAGATACGTGCCGTACACCCGAGTACCTACAGGCCAGTTTGCAATAGTCTGGAGATTGCCTGCGCGACCGTCTGAGGTTATCGTAATCAAGTTGCGATCAGCAAACATACGTCCGTGCCCGAAACCTGAGTAGTAATAGTACGGACCTTCGCCACCAGAATGGTACAGACTGGTGTAAAGACCAAACCTCAAGGCGAAGTCGTTATTAGCAATATCTCCGGGGTTGTCAGCAGTTACGACCCATTCAAAATACCGATCAGCCGCAAATGCACGATGTGCAATAGTTTGCCAACCGCCATCTACACCGCTGAAACCTCTAGGGTCTCTCAGAATGTACTCGTCAAAATAGACGCCACTAGGGCTTGAACCAGCCAAAGACGTAGTTCGTGTTCTAACAAGTATCCAATCTTGGTGAAGCCGCAGAGCTGCCACAGGAGTTACTGCTGTGGGGATAAGATCACCAACCGCAACACCGTTAACGTCTACGTAGGGGAGTTTGTTCTTTTTCTCGACAGCGACTGACCGAGCCAAGGCATCAATAAAGGCATTCAAGCCACCAGACGAGGTTACAAGCGACGAAAGATTAGACAAAGACGCCTGAACAGTCGATCCATCGGTCGTCTTTACATTCGATGCCCCCGCCGACGAATTTAACAAGGTGGCAAGATTATCGGCGGCTTCTTTACCGGACACAGGCAAAGGATCAACATCCTGTACTGTCGCGTCGCCATAGACAATCCGTCTGCGATAAGTAAGCGCAGGGTTAAGATAGATAATAGGAAACATCTGTCCCGCTGCCAGAACCACAGGATTAGCTGCCAACGTAGTCAGCGCGCTATCAGTATAGATGTTCTGTAGAGTGGTCGTCCCAACCTGATAAAAATAAATAATAGCAGTCGTAGGAAGCGCAGATGCATCCGACGTTCTAGGTTGATCTAGAAGTGTAATAATACCGGCCATTAAAACCCTTTCTTAAAGATAAATATAACCGGGAGGCGCAAGCCCTACCCCGTTAGCAGACCCCGCTCCGGGGATAATTACCGCCCCAACAGAATGATTAGTACCAGATTGTGCTGCAGTAGGAGCAGGATCAACTGTGAACTGATAAGCCACAGTACCACCTGTTCTGGAAGGATCAGAATAAAATACTCTTACCATGCTAGCTGGTGCTGCTCCTGTAGCTAACACTGCTCCGTTAACCGTGACTGACGGGTTAAGAGTTGTGTCTCCATACACTCTGGTATGGGTAACAACGGTAACAGCTCCTGCTGCATCAGCAGACAGCACAGCCCCCGCACTTTGAACAAAGCTATTTAGCAGGCTTGTCTCGGCTTTTGTGCTGGCAATCACCGCAGTAGCCTCTGCCGTTGCATCTTTAAGCTGATTGACAAATTCTTGAATAACCGGTACAGCTAAAATCTGGTCAAACAAACTTTCTATACTGGTCATAGTTTTATCCCAGTATCGTTCCAACAGTTCAGGATGGTTTTTGTAATTAAGAGGAAGCCTAGGAAGTCTCATAGTTTACTCATTCATTATTGCGCCGTCAAGTCGGAACGACTCAACATCAGTAAAACGAATTTCGAAATAACGGCCCGGTTTGCGGATAAGCCCAAGTGAGCGGAAGCGAATATCTGAACTATATTCTCCGGCAAGACCGCTCTGTCCTTGAACATACGTTGACCACGAAAAGCCAGAGTCGTCAGACCATCTCAGCTCTACAATCGGGTTAACTACGTAAGACCCCGAGGAACCAAAGTTCATAAGCAGTGTGACACCAGAACAAGGCTCAGATTTCTGAGACGAAATAGGAACAAAGCCTGAAACTTCGCAGATAATATACTGATCGTCGTAATCTTCGAAACCTTCTTCAAGCTTTTCTAATGTTGTAGTCTTACCAGAAATTGTGTAAGTGACGTCATTGACTTGTACACCTGTATAAGCTGACCAAGTATTCTGGCCGTAATTGAACCATCTAAACCAAAGATCTAGATTTAGATCATAAACGACAGTCACGGTTTCGGTGGTCAAGACGTAGAAGTCATGCTTCGCTCTCCGGAATGACCACCCTACGAAACTGGTGCAAGGCTTCAGCAACTCTTCGATTGACTCATTACTGATCTTAGAGGGAACACCCTTCGCGAGAATGACTTCTCGGTTTGACGACACCCAGATAAGACAGGGCAGCGAGTTCTTCGTGCTTCGGACTACAGACTTAGGATCATAGCAGCCGATGTCGTACACTCGTCCACTTAGCCGAACAAAAGGTGCCGCGATATCTCCACTATCCACGAGAATTTCTGTACTGTCCTCCCCTAGCACCCAAACTTCATCATTAATGGCTTTGACAGCCTTGACATCATCCGGATTACGTTCGGCAGACAAGAATGATAGAGGATCAATAACTTTCTCACCGGGCAGCAGATAATATATCTTGTTGCTGTTATCACAGGAAATTAGGAAATAGTTGTCAAGACTGGTTACGGAGGTAGGGACGAGATTGTCAGGAATATCTACCCGAGTAATAATTTCCCCATCGCTCAGATACAAACCGCCATCCGCAAGAATGGCGACGTGGAAGATGCTAGAAGCAAACTGGCATAGATCGGTACCCGGAAGCGTCCCGGCAGGGGTTAAACTCCCAGTCTGCAAATTATAGAGGTACAACAAAGTACCCGAGACAATATACAAGGACGTGACACCACCCTTATTCTGCGACCACAAACCTCTGTTAGGTTGTAGTCCGATGTCTTTTATCGTAGTAAGAGAAGGTCGTCTGATGTAGGAGAAACCCGAAACACTCAACGGGTTCTCGACAACATACATATTGCAGAGCTTGAGGCGGGCCACGTTAGCAACCTCAGAACCAAAGTCTGATTTAGTAAGCTCAATCTGCATAGTTCACCTTTACGAACCTTCTCGAGATACTCTGTTCAACCGCGTACCTGTAAGACGCACAAGACCGTCTTCACTCTCCTGTTGGATGCTCTGCGAGTAGCGAGCACGGAACAGGTTTCGCTGACGACGGAAGTTCATCATAGCCTGCTCGTCAATCGCCACGCCGTTACGCGGGTTCAGACGAGTTGCCAGACCAATAACGAACAGGTCTTCAAACTCCAGCGGGAACGGGAACACATCGTTGAGACCGAGGTTCGTGATAGCCATCCAGCTACCAAGATCGGCACGATAGAACCACTCCTTCTTGAGCGATGCCGTATTCAGGACTGCTGTAGTAGCAGTATCAACGCCTCGACCATTGCCACGCAAAGTTAGCGAGAACGTATTGAAGTTACCGGACACGTCCACAACCGCGATACGAGAACCATCTTCTGGATCAGGATGCAGATTGACCGCTGTAGCAGCCGTGATGTTGACCATCAATCGGGCATTAAGCGGGACGTAGTTTAGAGTCGTGAAGTCGAAGGTCGGGAGCGTGGTCGTAGTGATTACGTTACCAAGGCCCACCGCAAACGACTGTAGCTTGTCACCAGCTTCGTTACCAAAGATAGAACGGACGAAGCGGTTCAGGAGACGCAGAGCCTCTGCCTGTTCATCAAGAGTAGGCGACTGCGTGATAGGGATCAAGTTCGCCTCGCGGAAGGCATCTTTGATGATTTCAGAAACAAGAGCCATTGGCGATCCTTAGATTAGGGTCAATGCGCTGTTCACGGAAACAACGATTGCGAGAGGGTGAGTTTCAACTAGGCCATTAGGAACGAGTCCCGGTACACCGACACCACTCCAAGAGTAGGTTCGTGCATTAGAGTCCACTGTCAAACCCCCGATGTTACTTGTGATGGTTGACCCTGCCGTGGCACCAATGATAGTGCCCGACGAGGGTGATAGGAGGTTAAGCGGGCCGGAAGTTGTCAACGTCTTGAGCGGCGGAGTGGAGCCTTTTTGCGCCATCCACATACTCACGCACATTAGCTAACGCCGAGAGTACCCGAAGCACCGGCCCCGAGTGTAACTGTTGCACCAGCTCCTGTGGCAAACGGCATAGGGACATAAGTACCAGCCGTCATTGGGAACGCATTTACAAGAACTACACCATCAGAGCGAGTGACTGTGATCGTACCGGCAGTGATACACAAGAAGCCACCAATGCCGGTTGGAGACCCTGAGGGGAACACGTAAGTTACAGCTACGCCGAGCGGCACTGGGGTATAGCGTTCCTGAATGTAACCAGACATAGGCTTACCTTCTGAAAAAGAAGACTGGCCCGTACCTCCGAAGAGGCAGAGGGGCCAGCCGTATTAGAGTTAGCCGTTCAGACGCACAATCCGACGACGGTCGCGGACGTTAGCCGTCAGAGCTACATCGAAGCGGACGCGGTGATCGCCGGTAGCGAACACGGAGTCACGCCACATGCGGATGCTCAGAGGGATTTTCGTCAACGACTTACGCGAAGCCTCGCCAGTTGCAGGAGTGATGAGATCAACAGTGTTGACCACAATCGCTTCCTTCTGGATGATCGCTCGGACGCGGAATGCAGTCGAAGCGGCACCGAGGAACGTGATAGCCGCAGCAGCACCGGGGATCGAGTCCACAGTAGCGTTAGCAGTGTTGACGTTGGCATCCGAGGCGACACCGCCCGTAGCTACGACGTTCGGTACGATCATAGCAGGAAAGATACGCATCGCAGCAATTACCGAAGCGGTAGCGGTGTAGTTACCGATGACTCGGAACTGCTGGGGACGACTCAGAGAAGCACCCAGACGGTTATCCCATGCATTGACAGCCGCAATGGTAAAAACTTCACCGTCGTTCACGGTTGCAGTTGCACCAACGCCAGTGACGTTAATGGTCTGCGTCATGTACTGACCTGGAGCCGCCGAAACGGAGACAGCCGAGTAGTTGACATGCTGGTTGGCCGCGTTGAGCGTCGCGCCAGTCGTAACACGAGTACCAGTCGTAATTGTCGGGATTTGCTGAGTGAAGTTGGTCGGGATACCCGCAACCGAGCTATCAAATCCAGACTTGAAGACCTTCGAGTCCATATCAGGCATAAACGTCTGCGAGGACTGAACAACAAAGTTGCCCAAGGCCTGTTTATCAGAATAGCCTAGAGCCAGACGAAGGTCTGCATCATCCACGCCCTCTTCCTTGAGGCGGGTGTAAGCACCAGCCACCGAGTCGTAGGTCGAGATGTTGTTACCCGGAGTACCCGTCCAGTTGTTCGAAGCGAGGACGGCGGTACGGAGCACATAGGCATCAATCTTCTCTGCGAGGTTCATTGCAGCATTCTTGATAGCCATACTCTCACGAGCGTCACTCACGTCACGGACCTTCACCCAGTCACCGTAGCCCATCGAGGTGCCGAACACCTGATTGACGGTGAACTGCTCCGAACCATAGACCATATCCTGCACACCGCTGGTAAGGTCCTGAACGCCGTTCGTGGTCTGCGTCACCGCAAAGCGAGGGCCAACCTGTTCGGAAATCTGGAGACGGTTTCGGTCCTCGAATTCGCCATTATACTGCTTCCACGTCACGAGGTCGGCGGAGAGCAGGTTATTCTGGAAAATCGCAGCAAACGCATTAAGGACCAGTTTTGCTTGATCGACTACAACAGCCATTTAGTTACTTCCTTTTGAAAAAGATTTTCTCGAAGTCATCGAGGTCATCAGTGTCAGCCGCAATCGTAGTACGAGTCTTCGTACCTTTATTGACTTGCGGGGGAGGCGGAGCCTTTGACACCTTGGGTTCGGCTTTTCGAGTCTGTCCCTTAAACATGGCGTTGATTTCACCTAGCGCCAGAGTGGCATTAAGCGGTCCTAGCTTCACGAACTTCTGAGCTTCCTCAATGTTATTCGCAAAGTAGTACAACACCTCAGGACCGTGATCCAGCGACTTGATCGTTTGCACGAGGTAGTCACTATACTGTGGATCGAGTCCGTCGAAGGCGCTTTCCAGTTCCATCGTCTTGTCGAGAAAATCCTCGTGCTGTTCCAGTGCAGGCTGGAGCTTTTCAACCCAACCGTTCTGAATTTCTGCACGAGCTTGCTCAACCTGCTGACGCTGGTTGTTGGCAGCGGCTTCCTGTTCCTTACGCGCCCATTCTGTCTCTATGGTATGTCGCGCCATATCGCGGATGTAGTCGGGATCGAACTGTCCTAGCGGGTACTTCTCTGTGCCATCGGCGTTGAGAGCATCCGGGTCGGGTCCAGCCGGTCCAGCTACGGGAGCAGAGGGTGCTTGCGGGGCAGGCTCATCCTGCTTCGGGGCTTGTGCAGCGCGAAGGGCTTCTAGTGCCCTCTCTGCCTCACGAGCGCGAGCAGTGAGTTCGTTAATCCTTTCCTGAACACGATTGACCTTCTTCGGCTTCTCGACAGGTTTTTCTTCGGAGTCGTCGTCCCCGTCAGGAGCCTCATCCTCAGTTGCCTGATCTTCTACCTCAGTGTCATCGTCTTCACTTACGGGTTCAACTTCGTCAGGTTCGACCGTTTCCTCAATCTTTTCCTTAGCCTTCCCTGTAAACAGGTCTGTGAAAGCGTCAAGATCATCCGTGTTCGGATCAACTGCGGGCGTGTCAATAGGTTCATTAGCCATAGCTAATTTTGCGGTCCTTCACCGATTGCTGCTTTTATTGCGAGAAGGTGGGGGAGGAGCAAGCTTAACCTCTCCGTCTCGATGTCGTTAACCCTGAGCCGAAGGCGGAGGGGTATTCTCTTGGGCAAACTGCTGTTGCTGTTCGGTAGCACTCTGCTGCCTCTCAGCCATCTGCTTGCCATGTTCGTGAGCATCGACCTCAACATCAGCCTTGGTAAGCTTGAGACCACCGTCCACAATGGACTGGATAGCCTTGAGTTCGATGTCATTGCCGTCAACCATGTTGTCAGACAGGGCACGAATACGCTGCGTCTCCGCATTGTACACGTCAATGATGAGCTTCTTGAGGTCGATTTCCTTATCAACCTTAAGCTTCTGGTTCTCTTGAACGAGAGCCTGCATAGCCATCTCCATCTGCTGGATTTGAGGATCAGGGCCAGCCCGATCTTCTGGGTCGAGAAACTGCTGAGGGATCGTCTTCTTGAGACGCTCAGCGAGGTCATCAGCACCCGGCCAGTCCTGAGCCTTGGCAACCAAATCACCTGCAACTTGCAGAAGCTGGGGCCAGACCTGAACGGCATCCATCATAGCCTGTGCAGCCTCAACCCTGCGGGTCGAATAGCTTGCACCAGTGGACAGCGCAACGTCGTACTTGCCAACAGACAGGTCAGGAGACCTTGGGTCGTTGGGATCGTTAATCTTGAGGAACTTAAGCTTCTCATTTTCTCCGATAATGCGGACGATGCGAGTGCCGTCGTAGATTTGACTGATAAGCTGGTTCATAACGTCCCCAGCCTCAAGCACAGCAGCGTTGCCGTTATCGTAGTAGGTGATTGCAGCGATGTCGCCTTCACGCTGACGGGCGTTGATAGCCCGACCACTCGTTTCGTTGGATTTGATACCCAGCGAAGCGTCGTGAATGCCAGTCACATCCTTCATGTCCTGCACGTTGGCTTCTGCCTCCTGATGGAGAGCGGTCTGCCATTGCGGAGGTTCAAGTCGTTTGATGTTCTTGCCAATGATGGCCTCATCACTCACCTTAATGAGTGGATCACGGGTCAAGTGAGCCTTGCGAAGCTCATCCTCGTACCCTGCAACCGCACTTTCGGTCGCAATCCACTGTGCCTTAGGCGCGTAGCCCAACTGCTCAGCAGCAACGCTCCGGTGGAAGTTCCGAAGGCGAGCCGAGTCCTTCATGAAACGGACAATGCCGTAACGAACGCGGTTGCCAGCCAGGTTGACCACTCGACCACTCATGCGAATGACCGGAAGGCGGTTCAGACGATACTCGTAAGGGCCAGACAGGATGTCGAAGCCGGTAACGAGGTGCATCTGAGCGTAAGTACAAGGAGCAACGCGACTCCGCTGAGGAGCACCGTGCTTTTTAATCAGTTCATCTAGATCGTTGTCAATAAACCGCATACTGCCGTCTTCAAACAAGCAGAGGAGGTGGTTACGGTCGATCAGACGCCAATACTCAGTGACGCGAACGCCTTCGGCCTCGATCCAGCGATCATTAATCATCTGGCTGTACACCCTCGTACTCAATTCAGAGGGTTTGGCTTCGGGCCACTTGCGTTCAAAGTCCTTCGTAGGTATCAGATCGTCCACAAAGCAGTGTCGTGCGTCCCGACCAGTAGGATCAACGCTCAGACGGTCCCAGACGACGCTAAGCGCGTCCTCTATTGGCCGAATGAAGATGTCTTGGTCGAACACATCGTCCTTGGCGTACTCAACAGCGACTCGAAAGGCACCGTCACCGCACTGGACTGCACTCTCGAAGGCCACATCATAGACGCGATCAGCCCTCGACTGCGTTTCAATGGAACGGATCAGGTCCGCTCGAACGTCTGACAGGTCTTGATCGCCTTCTTCCGAAGGCAAGACCTTAATACCACGCTTATTCTCTCTCCAGTCGCCCACTAGCTGGGCAATGAACTGGGGAACTGAGTTAATGACTAGGCAAGGCAAGCCCTTGCGATCTTGAAGGACCACCGGGTCCCACTGTTGACCAGCGGTAAACTTCTTGTCTTCTAGTGCTTCGTCGCGGTTGTTACGATCAAAGTCGTAGTCCTTTTCATACTCTTCCCGCATGTCTTTCAGGAAGTCCTCGACGGTTTCAAAACCCTCAGGAACGTAGTCCTTATCGACTGGAGAAGTATCGTAGTTCAGGACATCGACAGGCATCGCCTTATCGCTAGCCTCTTCGACCTTCTTAGTTTCGGGTTTCTGTGCCAAGTTTGTTATCCTGCCATCCAGCTATTGCGGTTATTCGAGTTAGGGTTGATCCAAGGCTTCGATCCTCTATGCTTCGGCTGCTGCCCTTCCTTCTTCTCGGAACGGCGGCGTCCAGTCAGCTTGTCGAATAGCTCTGTAAGCCCCCAGACGAGAGCATCAACACGATCAGGGGAACCCAGTCCATTGCCACGGAGGTTGTCCATACTGAACGTACACATCTGATCTTCAAGCTTGTCAAAACGTCCAACATGATGCACTCGGTTCTGCTCATAGAGCGAAGAAATTGGTTCGGCTCGGATGTATTTCCCTCGACTGGCGTGTACCAGTTTAGGAGACAGACTCCGATCCACGGCTTTGATGACCGAGGCCACCATGTCGCCGCCCTGATTTTTCTCAGCGACTACCTTATCTGCTTCCCACTTGCGGTAGAGATGCACCACTCGACGTGCCCACTCCTCGGGAGAACCTTTGATGGAGCCGTCTTCCAGCACATATCCTTGAGCGTACCCATCGGCATCGCGGGCAAACCCGACAACAACGATACCAGTCTCGTCGCTACCTTCCTCGTTACTCGTGGCCGGATCAACAGCAACGATCACTCGTTCCATGTCAAGAGGTACTTCACCCAAGCGATTGAGATCAATAGCTGACCGCTGCCACAAGGCACCAGGAATGTCATCAAGGATTTCAGCTTCCAGTTCCTGACGACCGAGGCGAGTGCCTTCGTACTCTTCCATGATCTTCTTGAGGAACGGAGCAGCTAGGTTGCCTGAATTGTCGTAGGTCCGACCTTTCGTGACTACCGTATCTTTGTCATTCAAGATTTTCTTAATGAGTTCGAGCGGTCGAGGAGTGGTTGTGATAACTTGCTGAGGCTTCTCTCCCAAGCGGAGGCCCATCTGGACCTGATCCCACGTAGCCTGCATGTACTTCCACTTGGCGATCTCGTCGCACCACGCAAAGTGATGCTGAGGACCGCGAAGCTGGTCAGGCTCGGTAGCGTTGTAGGTTTCTGCGATTGACCCGTTCGGCCAGACAAGCTGTCTATTAGTCGGGTAGTAGGTAGGCATGAAGTCGGGAGGAGAACAAGCAAGTATGCCGCTCTCCCCATCGACCATAACTTTACGACAGTCAGCGGCGGTCTCTCCGACCAGTGCGATCCGGCAACCCGGAAACGCCTTTGCCTGTTGTCGAACCCATTCAGCCCCGCAGCGGGTCTTACCGAAACCGCGTCCTGCCAGAAGCAGCCACGTAATCCAGTCACCTTCGGGGGCCATTTGGTTGGGTCGTGCCCAGAAGGGCCAATGCCACTTGAGCGCGGCGATTTCTTTAGGACTGAGAGCGGCTAATTGCGCCTCTCTTTCAGCACTGTCTAGGCTTGCTAGTACCTGTGCTGATGATACGTTTTCAACCACTCTCAGTCCCTTTTTAGGTTAGATGATCGTAGCTTTGACAACTGCAAAGTTGAACACCGGAGCTTCTGCGGTAGTGCCCGAAATGGCAGCGCAGGTAATGCGGCACGACCCAGCAGCAGTTGCAGTGACTGCGATACGCTGCGGATCAGTACCGTTACGTTGAGTTACCAGAACCACGTCACCAACTTCTATGCTGCTGTTCGTAAGCGTAAACGACGCATCAGTCTGCGAGTTTGCCACGTTGAACAGCGTGATCGTACCAACCGGCGAGTTCAGAGTTACACCAGTCGTGCGGGAAGTAAGCTGCGTTACGTTGGCGGTATTTGCCGTAGTACCTGCAAGCTGGGTCGCAGCCAGAGTACCAATACCAGCAGCATCACGGCGGCTGAGCATCACAATGTCATTAGAACCGATAGGCATAGTTTTTGTTTTCCTTCTTAGGTGTCGGCGCTTCGGCGGGATAGCCTAGCTAGGCGAGTAATTGTGCTGGGCTAATTCGACTGTTTTCGCTCATCAAATTCGTCTCCAAACAACAATAAGAGAATTGGGTTAGGCACTTTCCGCCCTTCTTGCTAAACGTGCAATGGCAGAGGTGAAATCTGCGACATCTTCCTTGACCTTCTGTTCCATGCGGATCGCGTCGCCGTCAGGTCCGCTGATCTCAGTACGTTCAATGAACATGCCGAGGTGCTTAGCGAGGAGTTCGTACCCACGCAGCAAAGCATTTAGGTTGTTGTTCTCTTCCGCTAGTTTGATGGCTTTTTGGATACCCCGAAGCACGAAGTCCTTGGTCACGTCAGTACCCTTGGATCGTTCAGCTCGGAGGCCGTCGATAGCAATTCTGATTGCAGGATTTTCCATGAGCTGATAAGCTACACGATTAGGATATTTTGTTTGATAACCTGCACGCACCACTGCCTGTGTGGCGTTAAGGTCAACAAGAAACTCTTCACAGAACCGCTTCTGCTGCTCACTTAAAGAGTCGATGACATCTTGAATGTTACCAGAGTCCACAGCTCGCTGGCTCTTGTCAGAGATGCGCTTCCGCTTCTCCTTCTGGATTGCGAGGGCTTTATTGGTGTGAAGAGGAAGCTGGTTCTTTTCCATTATGTTAGAGTCCTCTATCCCTATACCCATATTATACCAGTTATGAACGTGTTTGTCAAGCTTTATTTTTAGAAGGGCAACAAAAAAATCATATTGACAATTTTCAATTTCTATGCTACCCTAAAGAAAGAAGAAGAATATATATAGAATATAGATATAGAATATGTAATAGAATAGATATAGAACATTCTATAGAAGGGAGGCGATAAATCCTTGCGAGGATCGTACCCGTGTCTCTCGCTATGGCGACCTTGGGAGCCACTTCGTTTGTCAATGCCCTACAAGCCCCGTAGAGGCACCGTACAGAGGTTTTACCAAGGTCTCTGGTACATGGATATACCTGAGCCTGTGATGGCCCTGTATGAGGCTTAAAATCGACTATAGCAAAAAGGCTAATTTTTTATGTAGCGTGTTAGGCTGATCTATTAACACTGAGGGAGGGATACCGCCCCATGCCCCCCCGCCCCATGCCTATTGAGAATGAGTTGCAGTAGCGACAGCAGCCCTCATGCCTATTGAGAATGAGTTGCAGTAGCGACAGCAGGCAATGTGCCATGTGCTAATGATAATGATATGCAATAGCATCTGTGTGTGGTGCTGCCCTAACACACCTTATTGATACTGCCTCGCAATAGCGTACCATGCCCCGCGATACGAGAAGGAACACGCGCCCGCGTAGAGCAATAATCTTGCTTTGTTGACCCCGATCACGCAACATTCGTAAAGTCTGTCGCGCGTCGCACCTTACAATCTTCCACGTTTACGCAACAATCTTGCGCCTCAGCAACAATCTTTCACAGCGCCCCAATGTCACGCAACAATCAATCAAAGTCTATCGAAACAACGCAATAAAATAACACTTGCAATGCTTGCCAGCATCGGTATGATGGTGACATCGAAAGCGAACCGGCCTTCTGGGCCATACGGTTCACCTAGATAGACTTGACAAGCCTTTAAGGTTAGTCTAGTCTCTAAGTATCAAGTCGAACTACCCGCAAACGGGTTGCTTGCGACAAGGCTAAGTCAAGTCCGCTAGACGGTTCCTCTGACAGTGCCAGCGTCCGAGCTAGACAAGATGCGATATTAGGGGCTTGACAAGCTAAAGTAAGGCTTCTAAGGTCAAAATTATCAGGCACAGTCCCACTGTGTCCCGAAGGCCGACCTAGTGCAACCTTTAGGGGTTGTGTGCCATAGGTAGCGGAACGACTAAGTGTGGCGACTTGGTGCCGGGATTGGATTGTGTCAACCAACGGGTCTAGAGACGTAAACTCTTAGGACGGCGTTAGCACGATTAAAGGCTCGAAGAGAGCGCCCTTTGAGGTTCGGTAAGTCTTGTCGGAGTAAAGAGAGCGGGCCTCTAGGCACAAGCCCAGATGAACGCTTGACAAGCTGTTAGTCGAAAGCGCAACCGTGTTCCTTCAATGGGACTATTCCGAATGGGCGCATCCAAGGTGCGTATCCATACTGGCAATGAGCGGCGAAAGCCCCGTGTTGCTGGCTTCGGAGAGAGGGTCAAGCGTTCATCTGGGCGGCTCCCCTCGACACGGGACACAAGTTAGAACCTTGCAAAGAGACGCCCGTGTATAAATAAACTAGACAAGGCTGGTCTGTATTGACTGGCCTTGCTAGATGTAACACCATGACTGTATGGATAACCTTAAATACTTTGGAGAACCACTATGCGGCGAGTATCATATCAGAATATCCCCAACTTTATGTTGGGGCAGCGTAAGCCTAAGAAAGCCAAGAAACAGACTGTTCAGGGGGCTGTGTTTTCCCCGTCCACACCGTATTCGTCACCGTCACCGTCACCTGCCAGCGTTCCGCGTAAACCGCGTCCACTTTTGAAGCTGAAACTGTCTTAACCTTGGTTATCTGTTGTCGTGGTGTTACATCTAGCAAGGTCGCTAGAAGTTGTCCGTTAAATAAGACGGACAGGATAACCGAAAGGAGAACCATTATGTCACTCAAAGACATCGATAATAACATTCGCGCCATCACTACGTCGGCGACGAAGCTGAATATGCTGATCCACACGACCGCGATGATGGTTGCCAATCATGCGAAGGAGCATGGTGACTGCACTCGTGCCCTCACGCTTGTCAAGGCGATGCCTGCATCCATGCGTCGCACTATGCTTGTG